AGCCACATCGATATCACCTTGAGTAAAGAAACGGAAGATGTTAGTAAGAAATCCTTTTTCTGCATCAGACAGTTTTGATTTCCAATCTTTTACATCTTCATTCATTGGCACTTCTGTGTGTAACCAATGAGACTGTTCGTGCTTTAGCCAAGCATCATATGCCCATGCGTAGTTGAAAGGCTTGAAATAACTTCTCTCGTCTGTTAATTTTAATTTTGTTGCCATTTATTCTGCTCTTATTTTATCTAATTTTTCGAAAAGTTGTTTTTTATATAGTTCATCAAACAAATGATATAGTACTATTTGTCTTGTGTTTTTTATAGTACATATTCCGTATTTTCTCATTGGTTGTGTTCTTATGCCGCACTCTTTATAGTGTCGAGGTTTACACACTCTTCCATTTATTAATTCAGTGTCATAATAGTAATTAGGGTGCCTCTTAGGATCTGTCATCCTAACAATCTTATCTGCTAACTCTGAATTATATTCTTCAAGTGTTATTATACCTCCTATGTAGCCTTCTGTCAATGCCTTATCTGCAATAAGAGAACCCAATAAGTTTGCTGTGTTTAGTCTATCTCTACCAAGTGGTTTAGTGTGAGAAGGAATGCTGTACACTCTAGACTGTACATACATGTTAGGATCTTCGTCAAAAGGATAATATCCGTGACCTGCTAATATTTCTCCGTTTTCACGATAGATATAATAACCAGCTCTTTCATCGAATCGTTTTTCTGTATAGATACAATACAAAAGAGAATGAGGACTAGTCTGCCAATTTTCTGGCCTCATATTTATAGCTGCCGGTCTCTTATCATTAATCGCAGCCTCACATAAAGGCAGTATCTTTTCGATAGGGTACTTGCTCGTTACTCTTTCAACTATTCTTTCTTTCATATTCTTTTAATCTTAATATCTCATCGTTTACCATAGAAGAATAATTTTTTATATAATGTTCTAATAACTCTTCGTAATTTTCTAGTGTGTCTTCAGGTCTTCTTATAGATTTAGTTAGAGTCCAATTTGAATCTTCGTTGTAAGGTAAGCCTATCTTTTTAGAAGTTTCTATGATGCCATCTTCTATTAAATCTTCATAGAATACTAAGTGTCTCGTTGTCCAATTAGTATTTTCTAATTGCTTAGCTTGCATCTTTCCAGTGTATAAAAGAGTTTTGACAGTAAAGTCAAGTTCTGACAGGAGAGGAGTGAGTTTCACTGTCTCTCCTGAGTGGTCATTATTGTTAAATTCTTTTAAATTGAAGGCAATTATACCGCTACATGCTTGAGCAAAAATATCTTTTCTAGCACTAACAATGATTGAACTATTATCATTGGGCTGAAAAGGAACTAATCGGTGATCGTGTGTTACAACGGGCACAATATTACTTCTTTCAGCTATATTGGAAAGATAATTTGTTGTATGTTTGTTTTGGACTCCATGAAATTCATAACCCATAGTCTCCAAATGACCACATAACAAATTTGATCCAGTCCTACCTGCTGTTGCTACTACCCAATTATTCATCCTTCACATGCCAAGCATTCGTCATTGTTTACAAGTGCTGTCATATCAATCTCCTTGATGATTTGACGCTCAATGCGATTAGATACCTTATCTGCTTTGCCTAGTTTCTCTGAACGGCAATAGTAAAGTGTCTTCAAGCCTTGCTTCCATGCCATGTAGTGAATAGCATGTAGATACTTGATGTTAGAGTCAGGACGGAAGAATGTGTTGAGTGACTGTGCCTGATCGATAAACTCTTGTCTATCAGCAGCGTGTTCAATTACCCATCGCTGGTCAATCTCCATCGAGGTCTTGAATACGTCTTTATCCCATTGGTCTAAGAAAGTTAAGTGTTGGACTGATCCGTCGTTTGAGATGATCGATGACCAGATTTCGTCTTCTGCCTGTTTTGTTTCGCCAGCTTCAATCTTACTCTTAATGAGTTGTACCAGATACTTATTTTTGTTGAGAAAAGCTCCAGAAAGAGTGTCTTGCCTGTAAGCGTTCGCCCTAAAAGGTTCAATGGAAGGCGAAGTGTTGCCCATAATAATACTGCTACTAGCATTGGGAGCAATAGCCATAACATGACTAAATCTAAGACCTCGTCCCTTAGCGTCTGGTGCTTCTCCTCTGGATTCTCCCAGTTCTTTATTTGCGTCATCGAGTTTTCCTCTTATGTGCTTGAACATTCTTAGGTTAGCGCCTTTAGCCATTGCGCTTTCCCACGGCAGATTGTTCTTCTGTAAATAAGCATGAAAACCTAGTGCGCCCACACCAATACTTCTCTCACGGCTAGCTGAGAATTTGGCACGAGCAACTTCATCAGGTGCGTTGTCGATAAAATACTGTAGTACATTGTCTAACATCTCTGCAATATCTTTGAGGAACAAACCGTTCTTGCTCCAAGCATCGTAATGCTCAAGATTTACAGAAGACAAACAACAAACTGCTGTTCTGTCTTTGTTTGTAGGCAGAATAATTTCTGAACACAAGTTAGATTGATGTACCTTGAGTCCTAATTCTTTCTGCCATTCAGGCAAGTGACGATTGCTTGTGTCAATGAAGTGAACGTAAGGCTCGCCTGTTTCCATACGAAGCTCAAGAATCTTCTGCCACAAATGCTTTGCTGATACAGTATCTTTGATTTCACCTGAGTGAGGATCAATGAGATTCCAACCATCGTCAGCATCAGGATCAGTCATACATCGTTCAATGATTTCCATGAAACGATCTGAGATGTTAATGCCGTGGTGAAGATTCAAACAGCGAACATTCGGATCACCTGTCGGCTTTCGCATCTCAAGATACATCATCACATCTGGGTGAGATATATCAAGATAAGTAGCGTAAGAGCCCCGTCTAGTGCGACCTTGGCGATATGCGAGGCACGATGCATCGTAAGTCTTGAGATGAGGCATAACACCAACAGACTTATCATCAGAGGAACGGATACCAAAACCAATCCCAACGCCACCCCCAAGCATAGAAAGCCAATTTGTTTCAGAAAGATTTTCAACGAGACCCTCCGCTGTATCATTAATGTAGTTTAGAAAGCATGAAATGGGCATGCCTTTCTTTGAACGACCAAAAGAGAGAATAGGAGTAGAATAGGAAAGCCAATGCTTACTACTGTAATCATATAAACGCTGTGCGTGTTCTGGATTGCTAGCAAACTTTGCGCTTACATGTGCGAATCGTTCTTGAGGAGACTCTTCGTCTTCTCGCATGTAGCTTTCTTTGAGTCTAGCTAGTCCTAACTTATCAAATAGTGCATCTCTGCTATAATCTATTTGAATTCCCATGTACTCTTTTTTTGCCATTATAGTTCCTCTACTGCCTTCGCTACATCTGGAAAATGTTGACTGATAACATCCCAACATTTTTCTGCGATTTCAATATGTTCTTTTTGAGTGCCGTTAGCCATTCTCAATTTGCAGTAATGTACCCACGATCTGAGAGTGCCTGACATGTATAGTGTTGTTTCAGTATTACCTTCTGGTAGTACTGCTCTTGCTTGCTCTTTTGCTATTCCGTTTTCTAACGCCCACTGGTAGGCATCGTTCGCTGCGTTGATGACTTTCTTTTGGGCCATGTTCCAACTTTCTGCCAACTCACGGTCTTCTGTTTCGATGCTGTTTTGACGATTCTTCTCGTCTTGTAATCGACATTCTCTCGTCTCGAAGTTGGTTGATTTTGCATATCTTTGTGAAAATTCCTGGAAACTGAAGCTACGATGCCTTATGATTTGTCTAGAGATGTCACGAGTAGTGGTAATCTCCATTGTAACGGAAACCATCTCAAATGGGCTCCAATGTTCATGTTTTATGAGATATCCTAACAGTTTTGATGCAGTTTTTGGGTTGTTTTGATTGTCCGGGTTACTTACTCTTGCTGCGTATGCGATTAACTCATTTGCCGTGTAGCAACCTGTAGCTGCTGATGGCTGGGTCATACCGACTAGACTAACACTCATTAACATTTTCTCCATGCTGTAAATTCAAGTTCTGCTTCAAGTCCTTCATAAGTATTACTATCTATAATATACTGAATGTCTTCCTTTGTCAAGCCCGATAGTATCATATCGTTAATATCTTTTTCTTCAATGTCACTCGGCCACAAACAAACTCGATTGCCGGCTTTTATCTGCTTATGTATCAACGAACAAATTTCTTTGTTTCTGGGTTGATTGTCGAAGATTACCGTGAAGTGAGTTAAGCCTATCTTGTCAATTTTATGAAACGATGAACCTGCTGCTGCGATTGCGTTGTCTAGAAAAAGACTGTCAATAGGACCTTCAACGATATAAACTTCCTTCTCTCTATCTATAACATCTAGACCGAAAATAGTTGGATCTTCTTCTTTTATTTTGAGATTTATGTATCGAAGTGTTTCTCCACGAATACCTCTCAATGCCATGCCTGAAAGTTGTCCGTCTTCTCGAATGAAAGGCAGACAAATTCTCGGCTGCTTTATATTTAGTGCTTTTGTATATTTAGGATTTAGTTGTGACAGATTGCGAATATCGTCCACATAATACAAACGATTGAACTGCGACTCTGGGATCATTCTGTTCTTTACATACTGAACTGCCTCGTGATCTTTAGACAACGTGTCTAATCTGTCCATAAGACCGTCAATAATGCTAAGAGGCTTATCGAATGTAGGCTTGAAATTGAAAGCATACGAGGGATCAGGTTCTTTCTTAGGCTCAGGCTTTTCGTCTTGCTTGACAAACTTCTCTAGTACATATTCTTTGTACAGCATAGGATCCAACTGCTCGATAAACTTACCGACAGTTGTGCCATAGTCACAG